GTTGGGGTGTAAACTATTCTGTAATACCAGCTGAAGGAACTGGTATTGAATTAACAGCTTCTATAGGAGATGCACTTGCAATTACTGATGTTGAAGTAACTGTAACTGCACCAAATGCATTACAAATTACATACGCAAGTCCTTCATTCTCAATTCAGATCGACCAAGATATATTTGTATTAGCTACTGAAGATCAGTTAGATGCTGAAATTGGAAGTATTGCAGATGTCACTGGTACAGCTACAGTAGATGTTACAGGAATAGAATTAACAAGTACAATTGGCCAAGTAATCGGTGGTACAAGACAAGACGTTCCAGTAACAGGTAGCGAGCTAACTTCAACAATAGGCACTATTGCTTTAGAACAATCTACAAACGAACCTGTTACAGGACAAGAGCTTACATCTAGTATTGGAGAAGTAGCGGAAATACCTGCTCAAATAGTTGGTGTTTCTGGTATACAATTAACAGCTAATATTGGCTCTGTAACCGTTACAGGTAATGCGCTTGTAACACCTACAGGCATAGAGTTGACTTCTACAGCTGGTAGCCTTAATATTACCTCATGGCAAGAGGTTGATCCTGGTGTAAACAATGTTTGGACAGAGGTTGATTTAGCTGCATGATTAAGGTAAAATTATAATTATTTAGGAGACAAAATTTATGGCATCTAGTTACTCAACAGATTTAAAACTCGAATTAATGGCCACTGGCGAAAACGCTGGTACATGGGGTATTAATACAAACAATAACTTAAATTTAATTCAACAAGCAATCGCTGGATATGAAGCAGTAGCACTTTCAGATGGTGGAACTGTTCCTCTTGCAATGACAGATAAAGCTCTTTCAAATGCAAGAAATATGGTTTTAAAATTTACTGGAACTTTAACTTCAGCGTCAACTGTAACTATTCCAGATTCAATTGAAAAATTTTACATATTTGATTTATCAGCAGTAACTGGTGTAACAAATTTAACAATTAAAACAGTTTCAGGAACAGGTTTCACTGCAGGTGAAGCTGCAATCGTTGCTGCTTATTCTGATGGAACAAATTTAAATGAGATTGCATTAAATACTTTAGGTGGAACAATTGCTACAGCTCAAATTGCAGACAATGCAATTACATCAGCTAAAATTTCTGCTAATCAAGTTACTACTGCTAAGATTGCAGACAATGCAATTACAACTGCAAAAATTTCTGCACTGCAAGTTACTGCAGATAAAATTGCACAATCAACTATTACTGCTGCTAAACTAGCTACAGACTCAGTAGGTCCAGATCAATTAATTTCAACTGGTGTTACTGCTGCTGAATACACACTTGCAACAGTTACTGTAGACGCAGATGGAAGAGTTACTGCTGCATCAAGTGGAACTGTTAGTGCAGCTAATATGCAACCAACCTTTGCGAAAGAAAATTCAACTAACTATACAGCTGACGCAGACGCTAATGCAATTGTTGTATATATGTCTGGTGGTGGTGGAGGTGCTGGTGGCCCTTGGGGTTTTGGCCCAAATGGTGGACCGGGTGGGCATGGTGGCCTAGGTTACAAATACATAAGTATTACTCAACCTTACACACAACCTTTTACACTCGGTAATGGTGGTTCTGGAGGAATTACAAATACAAATGGGCAGCCTGGCAACGCATCTACTTTTGGTTCTCCAACTATTTTTACAGCTAACGGTGGAAATGCTGGACAGACATCTGCAAACAATCCAGGACCTCCGGGAAATATTGGAACATCCCCAGGAGCAACTTTTAATCTTGGACCTTCGCAATTAAATACTACGGGTAACAGACCAGCTACATGGGGATTACTCACAAATGGTCGTGGTGGTGCCAATCCGGCACAGGCTGGTACAACTGGTTGGGTTATGGTTTGGGAAAATTTAGGAAAAGAATAAAATGGCTAAAATTATAATTAATGAAGAAGGTTCTTGGAAAATAACTAAAAACGAAAGTTATGTTCCTGTTTTAGAACAACAAAATGATAACTTATCTACCCACACAATTACAGATGATCAGTTTAATTCATTGCAAATGGATTTTGCTGTTCCAACATTATCTAACGGAAGTGTGAGTATTAATAATCAACATAATGTTAATGACCTTTATACAACACAAGAGCATATGCAAGAATTTATAGATGGTCATATTGCTATTTTAGAAAAATGGAAATCTGAAAATGATTCAAGTAACCCAATGTGGTCAAGCGTATCTAATTTAATTACTTCACTTCAAAGTGTTGATATTTCAGATATTACTTTTCCAGTAACTGCAAAACACCCAATTACTATTTTAGCAGATAAAGGCATTACTTTCATATCTTCTCGCGAGTTGTAAAACTCTTTACTTGTAATTAGTAAATGTTATAAAACTTTAAATGAGTTTTAAAAATATACAATTTCTTACTAGCAAAGAATATCAATCTTTTTTAGACGAAGAAACAAAACCAAAACCAATAAAATTAAATATACCTAAATGGTTTAAAAATTTAAATCATAGCATTAAAAACAAAACAGTAAAAGGTTGTGTGCCATTTCTAGATAGTCTAACTACTGGGTATGTTTTAAGTACACCACAAGAAGTATTTTTTGAATGGGGTGTTGATTCAAAAAATAATCAAAAATATGAAGCTCATAAATATTCTTATGCTGATAACACTTTTGATAATACTGTTAATTTAAACAATTTGAATACTGTTAAAAATGAGTCGCATCCCTATCCTCAAATAGAGGGATCGGAATTAAATGGTGATAAACTTCCAGTAAATAAATTTTTAAATCCATGGATAATAAAAACTCCCCCAGGGTATTCTTGTTTATTTGTACCACCTTTAAACAATTCAGATAAAAGATTTTCAATAGTACCTGCAATAGTCGATACGGATATTTATGAAGATTATATTAATTTTCCTTTTATACTACACAAAGATAAAATTAAAGAAAATGAAGTTACTATTAAAAAAGCAACACCCTATGTTCAAATAATACCTTTTGAAAGACAAAATTGGAAAATGTCTTTAGGCACTATTGAATCATACAAACCAAATATATTTAGATTAAAAATTGTCAACACATTGTTGCATCACTATAAAACAAAAATATGGAACAAAAAGAATTTCAAATAGACTATAGATATTTATTGTATCAGAAAGAAAATTTTCTTGAAGAAGATTATTTATCTAATTTATTAGAATGGATTAAAACAAAAACATTTGATGCAGCAACAATAATTGGGAATAATCAAACAGGACCTAAAGTAGAAAAAAAAATAAGAAAAACAGATATACTACCACTTGATCATTTAAACGAAAGTTTAACAAATGTTAAACACACAAGAATATTACGAAAAAAATTTTATGAATTAGGTTTAGAATATTTAAATAAAAAAAATGTTTCTAATGTTACTGGCCTTAAAAGACATGTAGATTTACAAATTTTAAAATACACAGCTGGTGGTTTTTACACATTTCATTCAGACTATCATTTTAGTCAACCAAGAAATTTAAGTTTAGTCTACATACTAAACGATGATTTTGAAGGAGGAAATTTAACTTTCTATAATATTGAAAAAAATATTCAAATTAAAACAAAAATGAAAAAAAATTCTATAGTTGTTTTTCCAAGTAACTTTATTTTTCCACATACTGTAGAGCCAGTAACAAAAGGAATTAGATATAGTTGTGTGGGTTGGATAGGATAATGAATGAAATAATTAAAATATTTAGTGAAAAAGAACTTGCTATTTACGAAAATTATTTTTTATATAAACATCGTTACGAATCAAATCTAGGTGATCATCAAGCAAAATACAATAGTCATAAGTATGGAGATCATTTAGCAGAGTGTTTATTAGCAAGTTTAGTTTCTGTTATAGAAGATAAAACTAATTTATCGTTATACCCAACATATTCTATGTATAGAATTTATACTTATGGAGAGTCTTTATTTGAGCACACAGATCGACCAGAGTGTGAAATAAGTGTTTCAATTAACATAGGTTCCTCAGGTGAGGATTGGCCTTTGATTATTGAAAAAAAAGAGTATAATTTAAAACCTGGTGAAGGTGTAATTTACAAAGGCACTGAACAAAAACATGGTAGAAATAACTTTAAAGGAGATTTTTACATACAGTTATTATTACATTTTGTTAATAAAAACGGTCCTTACGCCAATAAAATTTTTGATGGTAGACCAGCACTTGGATGTGATAAACTAGAAAGGAAATAATATGCAAATAAAACAATATGAAAATGGTACGGCTGATTTAATTTTTGAAGAACACGAGAAAAAAATAATAAATGAAAAAGGTTTTATTCATTTTGATGAAGAAGGATTAAAAGAATTTGGTAATATGTTGGTTACTATAGCTGCAGATTTTCATAGAATAAATAACACCGACATAAAAAGATGATTTGTAAAACCATAACCATAGTTGGTGGTGGTTCTTCTGGTTGGTTAGCTGCAGCTCACTTAACTAATAGATTTAGAAAACATAACATTGTATTAATTGATAAAGAAGAATCAACACCTATTGGTGTAGGTGAGGGGACTCTTTTAAATTTTAATGCATTTCTCATATCTTGTGGTTTTAACACGAATGAATGGTATGACCAAATTGATGCAACATTAAAAGCTGGTATTTTATATCCTGGGTGGGGAAGTAAAAATAATTCAGTGTGGCATCCTTTTAGTTATGATTTTAAATTTGACGAATGGTCTAAAGATCAATCACAAGATTTTAAAAACACTGTTTTAAAAAAATATAAAAGCGGTGTTATAGATAAACAAATAGAAACTGATAAATTAGAACACTATGCTTTTCATGTAGATTGTATGAAGTTAGTTGAGTTTATAAAAACTAAAGTAGAAGGCAGACCTAATTTTAAATTTATTAATTCTTCTGTAAATAAAATTATTAAAGATGAATCTGGTTATATTAAAAAAATAATTCTAAACAATGAACAAGAGATAGAATCTGATTTATTTATAGATTGTACAGGATTTGCATCTTTACTAAATAATAATCAAAAAAAATTAATTTTGAAAGACAGATTATTATGTGACACCGCTATAGCTTCTCAAATACAATACAACGATGTTGAAAAAGAACTAAACCCCTACACAGTAAGTGAAGCAATTGATTGTGGTTGGGTATGGACTATTCCTACAAAAAAAAGAATGGGATCTGGTATTGTTTTCAATAGAAGTATAACGGACAAAGACAAAGCTTTAGATAAATTAAACAAGTATTGGAATGGTCGATTAACTACAACTAGAGTTATAGATTGGACTCCATATCATTACAAAAAGATTTGGCATGAAAATGTTATTCATGTGGGTTTATCAGCTGGGTTTATTGAACCACTTGAAAGCACCGGACTAGCCTTAGCTATAGAAGGAATAGCTCTTGCAGGTCATTTTATAGAAACCATAAATATACAAGAATCTAGTAAAAATTTATATAATGAGATTATGCAAAATTATATGGAGACTGCTATTGATTTTGTAAACATGCACTATGTTAACAATACAAGAGATGAAGAGTTTTGGAAAATTGCAAATAATGAACTTAAAATTTCAAATAGACAAAAAGATTTTATAAAATTTTTAAACAATACTAATATTTCTTTAGATAGATCAACTGCTTATAATTCTGTATTTACCTATAATTTTTTTAACAATTATAATTGGTTTTGTTGGTTGATACAACTTGGTTATCCAGTAAGGTCTAGAGATGAATTATAAAATAATTGATAATTTTTTAGAAAAAGAAAAATTAGAATTTTTACAAAAAATATTATTTTCAGAAGGTACTCCTTGGTATTATAGAGACTCTATGACTGTTCCTAGAAATAATACAGAGCATGCTTTTTATAATCATTGTATTTATAATTTAAAAAAACCTCAGTCAAATTTATTTGAACACATGGATGTGTTTATTGAGAAATTAAATATAGTGGCTTTAGATGAAATAAGAGTCAATTCTATGTATGTTCAAAAAGATCATTATGAATCTAAATGGCATACCGATAGATATTTTAAATGTAAAACAGGAATTTTTTATTTAAATACTTGTAACGGCCATACTTTACTAAAAACAAATCCTATTACTAAAATAGAATCTATAGAAAATAGAATGCTTATATTTGATTCTCAAATAGAACACAAAGTAATAAGCCAAACGGATACTAAAAGAAGAATGGTAATAAATTTCAATTACTTTGATAATCCATGTGCTTTTAATAATAATTAATAAATGCTATAATACAGCATGCCTTTAACAAACGTACAGATAAGACCAGGATTTAATAAACAAGTAACCGCAACAGGAGCTGAAGGTCAGTGGACTGATGGTGATTTTGTTAGATTTAGATATGGATTACCAGAAAAAATAGGTGGTTGGGAACAGATTACTTCTAAGACTTTAGTTGGTGCTGTACGAGAACAATTGGTTTGGGCTGACTTAGATGGACGTAGATACGCAGCATTAGGTACAAACAAAGGTTTGTTTATATATTACGAAGGAGCCTTTTACGATATTACTCCATTAGATACAGCTATTACTGGAATTACATTTGATACTACAGATACTTCAGCTACAGTTACTGTAAACAAGGTAGCTCATGGATTATCTGCAGGAGACTTATTTACATTTACATCGGTGACAACACCTGGCGCAGGATATGTAGCAGCAGACTTTGAAACAAATACTTTTCAAGTAATAACTGTTCCAACAAATGACACTTTTACAATTACAATGGCATCAGCTGCAACGGCAACTGTTTCTGCAGGTGGAGCTGCAACAGTAAATCCATATATTAAACCAGGACCCCTTACACAAAGTTACGGATACGGTTGGGGTACTTCAACATTTGGTGGAGCATCTGGAATTATTTCTACCTTAGATGGAGCCTTGTTAGACGATAGCAACGGAACTGGAGGTGTAGGGACTTCTATTACACTTACATCGACAACTGGCTTTCCAACTTCTGGTACAATTAAAGTTGGAGCAGAATTTATTTCTTACACTGGAGTATCTGGTTTTGACTTAACAGGCATTACAAGAGATGTAGCAGGAACACGTTCAGCCCATTCAGATGGAGCATCAGTAGAATTTTATACAGCATGGGGAGAAGCATCTACTTCAACAACCGTATTACTCGATCCTGCATCATGGTCGTTAGATCACTTTGGACAAAAATTAATTGCAACTGTTAAAAATGGAAAAACTTATTATTGGGATCCAATTGAAGCATCAGCTTCTGCTTTACAAACAAGAGCTTCAGTTGTAAGTGGAGCACCCACACGATCGGTCATGTCTATAGTATCTGAAAGAGATAGACATTTAATTATACTTGGAACTGAAACTACAATTGGTAGTGAAAACACACAAGATAAAATGTTTATACGATTTTCTGATCAAGAAGATATAAATGATTACACACCCACTTCTATTAATACTGCAGGTACATTCAGATTAGATTCTGGTGTAAAAATTATTGGAGCAGTGAAAGCTAAAGACTATATTTTAATACTTACTGATACATCAGCATATGTAATGCAGTTTGTTGGTCCGCCATTTACTTTTTCTATCAGACAAGTAGGAAGTAATTGTGGAGCTATTGGTCAACATTCCATGAAATATGTTAATGGTGCTGTGTGGTGGATGGGTCAAGCGGGTGGATTTTTTGTTTATGATGGTACAGTAAAATCAGTACCATGTTTAGTAGAAGATTTTGTATTCACAAATAAAGGAGATAATCTTGGAATAGATTATAATGCAGGTGAACAAGTATATGCTGGATTAAATCATTTATATGAAGAGGTTAGTTGGTTTTATCCTAAAGCAGGCTCAACAGAACCTGATAGAGTTGTAACATACAATTACACAGAAAATACTTGGACAACTGGATCATTATCAAGAACATCTTGGCATGATTCAACTTTATATGACAATCCATATGCAACCGAGTTTAACGGATCAGGGACACCAAGCTTCCCGATAATACAAGGTGTAACAGCTGCTAATGGTGCTTCAACATATTATGCACATGAAATAGGAAACAATGAAGTAGATTCGGCTGGAAATAAAACAGCAATACCTGCATTCATACAGTCTGGAGATTTTCATTTAGCCATAGAAGGTGATGGTCAAATGTTTATGTCTATTAGAAGATTTGTTCCTGATTTTAAATTATTAACTGG